AAACTATAATGATCTATAGGAAGGTTTGTGGCGAGGTCATTCTGTATCTCATTGATCCACATAATGATGTAGCTTCGGAATGTTGAGGATGTATCCCAAAGCCTAGTACCTAAGTAATCAATTAACGCTTTACCGTTCCATGATCTCGACATTATTTTCTCCGTAAGCCATGGCCATAACTATTAAGCCTAAAAATGACAATGCTCCGATGTGGAAGAAAAAGTTTCCATAACAGTTAATGAAAACACCCATCATCATCGCATAAATGATTTTATCTTTAATATTTCTTATAATTGGTAAGAAGAAAGCGATTACCAAGCCAATGCCAATTAATCCATAGGCGTAATAAAGCTCTACCCATTCGCTATGGGCCTGCATAAAATACTCACCATTAAAAGCAATTTTTGAAAACACAGAAGGAAAGCTTCCCAGACCATTACCAAATAGCATATTGGTTTTACTTATAGCGATTTCCCAGAAATGGTGCCTATTCTGGGAGGAAAGAAAACCTTCTGGGAAACCGTTTAAGATAAAATATGAGCCTATTACCATTGTTATAATATATGGGTAAAGGTTATCTAGTTTGGTTTTTTTATAAAAATAGGAAAATATAACGGCAATAGCTGTAAGAATAGGCATGGCGCTATTTCCTAAATAAAGAGCGATTAAAAATACAGGTAAACAATATACCCATTTACGCCTTAGGATTGCTCCCATGGCGATTGAAGCAAATGCACCCGATAGGTTAGGGTGTCCGAGTGATCCTGCAGCTGATGGTGCTAAGGACTTGTGAGAATACTCTAGGTTTTCATAAAAGAATGACAGTACGTATGCTTCGGGATTGAGGTTATAGTATATTCCAATCATTATAACCGACTGGATTATCCCTGAAATAGCAACAAAGTTCAATAATGCACTTTTGAGGCGCACTTCGTAGCCCGAAAAAGCGCTAAAAGCTAACAAAGTAGCAAATTGCACCATTACCACTTGAAACCAGCTACGAGCATAAAAGATATTAAATGCATTGAAAAAAGAAACAAACAGGAAAGCTACTAGCAAAACTTTGTAGTAAAGCCTGATATTTGTCACTTTTTTAAGTGAAACAGTTGCAAAAACAGCGTAAAAACAAAAGAAAATGTCTTTTGACATTCGAATAGTGTCGTTTTCACCATGAAACTTTAGAAATAAAGGGGCAAGTATTACACCTACCCCTAGAATAATAGTGTTTAGCACTATCTAAGTCTTAAAAAAGCTTTTACTGATGAACTTGTAGCAGCTACCGCTTCCAAGAATACACCGGCAGAGTGATCACTTGCAGCTGGTGAAGCTTCTGCTTCTGAATAACCTGCAGTGTTTTCACTGATGAAAATCTCATCTCCGGCCGCTGCACTTCCGTTTTCAACGTCAAAGAGTAAGAAATCAACGTATCCGTATGTTTGGCATTTACCCCATTTACCGGCTGCGATATCTTCTTGAGCAACACATGCTGGCGATCTTCCGGCAGTTGTTGTTGCCTCAACAGCATAAGAAAGGTCACGAGCAGCATCCAGGGATACAAGGGCACCTTTAGAAATTGTCGCGTGATCAACGTTCTTAACATTAACGTAACACTCTTCTTGAGATAAAACATTTCCTAGATTATCCTCTGATGTTGAGCGACCTTCAAGACATACTTCAGCATTTGCTGTGAAAGCAAAAAGAAGTGACATTATAATAAATAAATTTTTCATAACTATTTTTCCTTACATTAAAGTAATTAAAATGAGCGCCACAGAGTGGCACTCGTAACAAAGATTTTACTAGATAGTAATATCTTCAACACTTGCGTGAAATTTTCTCTCACTTGCCGCAACAGCACTGTAACAAAAGATTCTTTCAAGTAGAGCATCGGCTGTCTCAAGGTCTGAGATAGACTGACGTCTCATGTTGTTATCTTTTTGTACGTGTAGCTTGAAGTGATTTTCATCAACGTAGTAAAGAGTCTGTGCAGGCATGTTGTTGTCAATTATATGAGGAATACCCATGTAAGAGATTTCTAGCCCTTTGTGACCTTGACCACTTAAAGAATCTTCGCGCATTGTTCTTTGGTTAGCGTCAAGCAATCCTTTGAACTTTGTGAAAACTTCTTTTGTCATGATACCAAGTGTTGGGCCACCGATACCTTCTTCTGTTGAAAGGTCTTTCGCTTGATTGATTAAATCAAGAGTAAGAGCTCTATCAGCACCACCGTTATCTAAAACAGTAGCAACCCAAGTAGCAAGGTCTGCAGGTGAAATTCCACCATAACTTCCACTGTCTTGGATAATTTTTTGAAGACCAACATACTGATTAACAGTAAGGGCACCAGTCGCAGCTGTACCATCAGAGAAAACACCTTTCGACATTCTCTGTCTCATAGCAAGCTCACCCTGGCGAACTTTCTTGTCAACAAGCTTTAAAACGCCAGCTCTACCAGAGTTTTTAGCGATATCAGCTTTATAAACAACAACAGTCTCTTGGATATATTTCCAGTCATGCTCTGATGCTGAAATACCGTCATACTCGTCCAAAGAAAGTTGATCTCTTGGAGAGTAGAACTCACCAGTTGTACCAGTATCGTCCTCAGTCATTAGTGGGCAAATAATCTTGTTACCACCGTCTTCGATGTCTTGCTTTTCTCTTAGGCGAGAAAGAAATTTTGATGCTTTAAAAACACCTTCTGTCATTTTGTTCTTGATAAGATCGTGCGTAATCGCAGTCACTTGATTATATGAAAAACTCATTACCTACTCCCGTAGTTAAAATCCGTGAGCCTCAACGATTTTGTTAAGTTCACTCATGTAAGTCCCGTTTTCGGTTCCTGACTTACTTGCACTAGACGGCTGTTGCTGTCCATTGTTTGCAGGGCCCATGCGATGGGACGTTCTCGCTTTTGTTTGTGCTAACTTAGTTTGCGCCTCGAGTGCCTTAGTTAATTGATCGCCATGAACAGCAAAAAATGCCTCTTTAACAGAAGTTGTTCCGTTAGAATCATTTTGCCAGTGTTCTTTGACTTTTTCCCAATTAGGTCTAACACCTAAAGTCTTAACTTTCTTCCCATAGGTCGACTGGATTTCAGTCAAACCATCATCCCATTCCTTTACAATAGAATCATTTTCTTCTTGGGTCTCTTTTTCAGATTTACCTTGAAGAGCCTGCTCTAATTGCGAAATGCGATCATTAGCACTTTTAATTGCAGGGTTGTTTACCTGATACTCTCTAGCGCCCATTCTTTGCTTGAATGCTTGAGCGATTTCATTGAAAATGTCTGGATCGGTCTCGTGGAGCTCTGCTAAAACCTCACCCATAACATCATTCTCTGTAACCTTAGTATCAAGTTCGGTTTTGTACTCTTCTAACTCTTGGATTTGCGTATCAAGAGCAGTTTCTCTCTCGGCATATTCTGCCTCGAAAGCCTTTCTCTCATCAGCTAGTTCTTGAGTTTTTTGAGTATAGTCAAAACCTTTGCTCAGCATCTCCTTGGCTTGATCTAGGTCTTCAAATGATACAGGTAGTCCGTTTCGGGTTATACCTAAATCGTTTAAGTGTCCTAAAATAGCTTCGGGTTCTTGAGCCTCGCCATCTTCCATATTTGAAAGCTGGTCTTCTAAGCTTGGCTTGTCATCGCCATCAGTTACGACAGTGTCTTGAGCCTCTGCTTCGAGGTTATCTAGACTTTCATTTACTTCTTGTACAGAATCATCACCGGCTCCTATGTCTTCAAGGGTGGCTGGTTCTAAATACTGCTCTAAATCACTCATATGTTATTGTCCTTCTTGGATGGGTTGGCCGTTAGTGGCTCCCGTTTGTGCTTCCTCAAGGGCTTTTTGCCGCATTAACTCTTCATAGACTTGCATCTCTTCGGGGTTAAGCATTTCAATATTATTTGCTGCTTTCAGCATAATGTTTTCATTTCTTAATTGTTCTAGTTGACCGTTGATCTGCTCGCTTTCACCTACAATTTTTCTGATTTTGCTAGCTCTTGGTATTTCGGCAACCTGTAGGAATTGGTCAAAAGACATATTTCCTTTGTCCATGAAAGATGAAAGTAGGTAGTTAAAGCTTTGCTTATCTACTCCGGCCATAGACCCTGGCGCTACATCAACTTCATACATAAGGTCAGTCATTTCCAAAGGATTATAAACAAGCGCTTCTAGAGAATCGTCTTCCCCTTCAATTGCCAGTGTTTTTTCATATGACCAATATTGAATAATATTAGACCCGATCAATTTACCGAGTCTTTTAATTGAGTAACCTTGGTTTTGACGGTCTTTTAGACGTATTCTTCCAATGGCTTGCTGTTGTGTTTTTTCAATTGCAATTCCACTAGCTCCTGGTGTTGGAGGTGTCCCTTGAGTAGCTTCGTTTACTCCAGAAATATCTTTAATGGCATTTTTTCTATCATCGTTAAAACCAGCAATTTGAGATGATACTTGCCCAGGTGACTTGTCTCTAATGTTTGTACCTTGTGGTATTACATATACAGATCCATCTTCATTAGTTATGTCTGATGCTTCTAAGCCTGTTTCTTCGTCAACAATAACTGCAGGGTTTGCCACTCTTTGAAGACCTTTAAACTCTTTATATTGAAGCGTTGCCTGCATTCTTTGAGAGTCTAAAGTATTTCTAATCTCACCATCGCCGTAAATAGTGCCGTTCCTATAGCAATAAAATGGAACAATAGGGATTTCAGAGTGATCGTCTTTATTTTCACCGTCATACATGACAGTTTTTTGAATTGTCTCGATAACTCTAGAGCCATTCTTATATTTAAGCTTGTGTCCCTTAGGGTTTTCTTCTGAAAGTACAAGGTGAGCCTGTATATGGCTCTCTATGACTTTGTATTGAATTAACAAAGGTGCTAGCTCTTCCTCTAATTCTGGGTTTTCGGTAATCGCTTGCTCTACAGCTTGCTCGATATCCGCGTACTCAGCCTCTTCTGGAAGACGTAATCTGCCTTTGATGTTATTAAGTTCGCTTTGGTGGTATTCAACATGCAAAGGGTGGTTTTGCCATTTAGTGACATCAGGGCTGTTGCCCTCATTAAGTGCGCTAGACTCAGATTGTAACTCTTCCTCTGTTTGCTCATCACTGATCTTTTCGGTGGAAAAATCTTTCACGTATGTAAGAACTAGCTTTAAGATGCTTTCTGATCTGTATCTATTCGGCGGTCTTCTTTGAGTGTAAGATCCGCTGTCGTATTGCTCTCTTGCGCCATCGTCTTTGTTGTCGCTAGCATCGCCGGGCTCATTTTCGGCGCTCATTCCATCAATTTCTTTAGCGAATCGAGGATATTTAAGCTTTAGCCACGTCTTAGATCGATAAAGCTCGATTCTTGCTGTTTCAGCTGTTTCTATATATCGAGTATTGCCATTTAAGTAGACCTGTCTCCAAGGTAGCTCTTCAATAATATCTTCACCCTGACCGTCTTTTGCATTCGGGTCATAATATGTATATAGAAAACCTGGAGCTGATTTAAGAGAGCTTCTCACAACCTCTGGTAGCTTTATTTGAAAGTTTTGGTTTTTCAGTACCCATTCAACGGATTTGCCTAAATTCTCAACTTGTGGCTTCATTTCCTCTACATGAGTGCGTAGAACCACGCCAGGATATGAATCGGTTAAAATAGGGACTTCATTTTCAACAATTGTAAACATGAAATTTTCGTATGGCCTGTAACCATCGGTATTTTTCCAGATTTTACCATGATAAGCATCATCCTCATCACGCCAGTTCTTCTCAAACTGTCTACGATATTTTCTAAGGTCTGTACTGACCTCATTAACGATATCGATAGGCTTCTTTTCCTTACTGGCTTTCATGTTTTTACTGATATTTTCTTCCATCCCATAAGAGTATTGACTATTTTTAAAAAAGTATTAAAAATGATAAAAAAGGGAAAAATCATGGCGCAAGCACAAAACTTTAGATTTAAGTGTAGAAAACCTGGGTGCGGATACGAGCATTTGAAGCGATATAATGTCGATGAGTTCGAAAAATTGCAGTATCCGAATGGAATTCCTTGCGAAAAGTGCGGATTTCCCAAGACTGTCGTAATGAGGTCAAAGCAAACCGCAAAAGATGGGTTTAAGCCGGGTTTCCAGGCGAGTATTAACAAATATTGCTATTCATATAAAGAATACCAGCAAGAGCTCAAAAAGCGCGGTCTTATCGAAATGGGCTACGAGGATATTCCTGATTATCAGGATGGGGTTACAAACTATTGGACTGATGATGTGATAAAAAATATGTGGGATAATGGCGTTCATTTATCAGGGCGTGAAATTGAAATGCTTAAAGCAGGAAGGGTGCAGGAATTATAAATGAATGACAATACACCGGGAAGTCTACGTTCTAATTTTGAAATAGAAAAAGACCTAGAAATTAAAGACCTTAAGAATGAGATCAAGCACTTAAAAGCTCAAGTTAGAAAGTATAAAAAGGTAGCTGAATCGTCAAAGCAAAAACCACCCACTAAAAGAGAGATAAGCAAGGGATTTCAAGAGTCAATTCAAAAGAATATAAAAGCCAAGGATAAGTACAAGCAAATGGCGCATGAAAATAACATGTTTGCCGAATTTATAAAGCAAAGAATTGTTAGAATGTATGGCCATGACTCATGGATAGAGATTGTAAATAGTGTTCATAATCCTAAAAAATCAACAATGATCACTGATCCATGTAAAAAGGGTCAATTTAAAGTTCACGGCAAAGGTGTTTAGCTTCTTTTTGAAAACCTATTATGCATTCTATTAGTTTTCTTGTTGATTGCTACGACATTTTCCATTGAAATAGGGTCTTCGTATTCATAGTTAAGACCCATCATTTCCATAATGTTCTTGAAGTCTGTTTCGGTGATTTTAGTCATTCTGTCGACTGATTCAAACTTAGTGATTAATTTATTATTTCCAGAATCATTAAGCCATTCGGCGAGGGTTTGGGTTTTCATGTTAATTCCTGAATTGCTTTTGCCGTGGCTATTGCGGCGGCTTGTTGGATGCTAAAAGATACGTGTTCGCCCTTCACGTAAATACTGTTATCACCTCTACCAATAAGCCTAATAAAGTATTTATATCCTTTGTGATATCCAAAATGCTGCCTTAAATCCATAATGAAATCATTTTTAAGTTTCTCCCAAGCCGGCACAAGGGCGTCGAGTGATTCTGAATACCTAACAATGTCACTCTCAAAAAAATTAACAATCCTTAACTTAGCATACTCTATCTTTTCAATAGTTATAAGTTCTGGATCTTGCTTATTGATTATGTCTTCTAACCTCCAGTAATCTGCACGAATTTCTTCATCCATAAACTCAGCAATAATCTTATTCGCTTCTTGTGGTGTCATAATTTCCTAATCAAACGGATCTACAATTTTGCCGCTCATTCTTGCATCAACGTCTTTGCTTGGAATGTAAACCGAAGGTTTTGACGGTGTTACAGGGTTTTTTCCTGGCGCTATAACGACAGTTTTTCCGTTGCTTGTTTTCTTTTTAATAACTTCTTTTGGCTTAACCAGTAAGTAGATTCTCTTGAGGTACATATGGATATAATAAGCCTCGACAAAGATACCTACTACAAATACTAAATACCCATGAGTTTTGATTATTTCAATCATTGCAATCTACCCTCGCCAAGTTTTACTTGATCTAGACGTATTAAAGCCTTTTCAGCTTCTTGCTTAGTCTCTATACCAGTAAACGCAACAAATGCGCCAAGGATTGAAATAATTACACCAGTGATTATTGTTAAGGTCGATTTCTTTTTAATTTTCTCTAGGTTTTCTCTTACACTCATAGCGCTGAATTTCCTGTCACCAAAAAGCCTGCAATATTTCCGTTAACCTCGATATCATTTGCAGATACAGAAGTCACTCTTAGCCTAATGTCTGTCTTTTCAGGTACAACGAAAGGTCTTGCGCCTCTAGGTGAAGCATCTGCCTGGTTAGTTCCTTGGGTCACAGATCCAACTCTTAAAATAGTTTGCCATGTATTTGATCCGAATAACTTTATTTGGTACTCAACAACAGCTGTAGCAGATTGCTGCTTAAGGATAGATGTGTATGCAGTATCAACTAACCATCTTTTGCCTGCAGGGACTGTGTAAATAACCTGTTGCGTTCTCGCCACTTCTTTGGTGACGTATCCTATGACTGTAGCCCCATGCTTTACAGAGATGTCACCTTCATTAAGTTGAGATACCCCTGATAGGTAGCAAAATGCTGAGGTTATTCTTAATAGATTTGTTTCAAGCGTTACGTTTGAAGTCCCATTCATGTCGATAATTTGTATTACTTCGTTATAGTCAGAATCAAGTCCAAATATGTTTAGTTTTTGACACCCAGACCCTCCGGCCGTGTCATTTGCACTATTACTACTTACAGTTGTTTCTAGTGCTGATGTTGGAAAAGGATAAGTTCCACCTAATGGCCATATGTCTTCGGGCACCGTTCCTGTATCGATATCGGGGTTATCTCCAAACTTTCTTTGATCAGCCCATCCAGGTATTTGACCTAGAGAAACATATTGAGAAAAACTCGGGTGAAATCTCTCGTTAGATGATGCGTATGAGTTCGATGTAAGTACAAATAAAAAGGGTAATAGTCTAAGTAAGATTTTCATAAAATTCCTTAATCAAAGATATTGTTATTATATTTTTTGTCTTGTTTTTTAAAGTACTCTTCAATTTCTTTTCCTGTGCCGGTTATGTGACGAGGTTTTTTGGGTTTAGCTTTGATTTCTCGATCGTCTTTTCTTCCCATGAGTGCTAAACAAAAAGCCACCGTCCTATCCATTCCGTTCATCTCAACTGTACCATTTTCTTTTCTAGATACAAGGTTCATCTCAATAAGTAACTGTTTATCTTGAATATTTGCCGCTTTATCTCTGGTTATCTTAACAGCTTCACTTAGCATGTCTGCCTTGCTTTGCGCTGTTGTACGCCAGCCTATTTTTATTACCTTTTCTTTAGTTACTTTATCAAGAATAGTTTTTCTATAAACCTTTGAGTAACCTTCGTTTTTGATCGTGGTCAATGTAGTATGCCCCATATTGTTAACTTCCGGGACTAGGAGAGCCTTCTTATAAAATATTCCAATCGCAATAAGTAAGTGCGCAAGGAGGTCGGGATCAATTTTGCCATGCCACGAGGCAACTTGGTTATACTTATCATCAATAACGCATATTGAACTACTGTCACCAATAGCAAGACCCTCTGAAACATCACAACCAACATAGTATTTCTTCCCTTCTCTCGGTGGTGCGTATACCTTAAGCCTGTCTTTGAATTGCTTTATAATAAATGATTCTATTTGGATTTTATCTTTAATATCCCTTGATTGGTGAGCTTTAAGCCTGTCAATATAATCCTGTATCACATACGGATCAAAAACAGGACTACCTGTAGACAAGAAAGCTTCTGTATCTGTAGTTGGAAAATCCTGCTTAAATCGCTCTGCGGGGCTAAGTAGGCTATTATCCTCGTCACCGAGATACTCTGCAATCTTAAGTCTTCGCCATGCTAAATTAGCATAGGTTACACTCGGATTCATTTTAAGTATCTTTTCCTCTTCGTGAGTAGGGCGAAATAAACTATCAGGGTCTTTTTTATAATCATCTACCTCATACCAGGCTACGAAAAATGCTTTATAAGAGCTCTCTTCTTGCTTTGCTGCCATCCATAGGTCATAGAAAGACTTTCCGATACCACCTTTACCGTTAGCAGTGCTCTCTTTAATAATACAAGTTGAGTCCTCTAGGGGTATTGAGTTTTGAACACCCTCATCTATTTCCTTGGCGTATCTGTAAAAAGCCGCCTCTGATAAGTGGGCAAAAGACCTTGTTCCCGATCTACCAGCATTTGGGTCATTTGCAGTTTCAAGTATCAACCCACTCTTTAGGCCTTTACTGTCTTTAGTGTCGAAATGTATCTGCTCTGAGTTGTTTACATCTACTTGTGGCTTTAAAAGGTCGTCGAGTTCCTCTAAGTATGTCCGATATATTCCGGCTATTGTCTGGGTTCTACCCTTTTTATCCGCCATAGCAAGACCGAGATAGTTTTCTCTTGTAGCCATTCTATGGAAAAAGTGAGCTGCACATACCGTTGAAAAACCAGCCTGCCTTGGCTTTAAAACTATAACCCTCTTTGGCCCATTGATTTCGTTTAGGAATTTTATAAATTTAGTTTGGTAATCCCTCAGGACGAAAGGTTTAAGCCCTGAGGTTTTTGTTTGAATCTTTAAAAAGTTCGGCGCATAGAAGTTAAAATCTCTTAATCTATCTAGCGCCTCGCTCAATTAATTCACCACTTTTCCTGTTTCGGGATAAGTCACTCTTTCCGTGAAATTCTCTGGATTTCCAGCAATTGCTTTTGTTCCAAAAAAAACAGCCTCTTCAATCTTGGTTTTAAAAATAGCTTTTTCTCTTCCTTCTGGCATGTCTAGCATGGCCTCAGAAATAGAAGAACTTAGGTGCGTTTTAAATTTAGCAACCTCTTTAAAACCTTTTTCATTTAACTTGTGTGTATCAAACATAAAAAACTCCTTGATTATTCTACCTCAAACCAGTCTTTAGCGAGAAGTGCTGCGGATCTAAGCTCAATAGGGCTCATGCTTGTAGCATTTCCGAATGCCATTACACCTGAAGGCTTAACGACTACAAACATCTTATTGTTTAACCATGCTTCCCTTGAAACCTTCTTACCCTCTAGTAAAAGAGCAAATGCTTTATCGAAACCAAAAGCCTCTGATTTTTTAACTCTTTTCACTTCTGGTTTTTTTGTAACTTTAGTTACTTTTTTCTTTGCTGTTTTCTTAACTGCTTTCTTTGTTGCCATGACGGGCTCCTTTTACTCTAAAATTTCGTAATATTTTTTAAACTCTGTTTCTTTCATAACAAGGCGGTGCCATAAAGTCTTTTCTTTTTCAAAGTCTTTTTGCTCCGGGAGAAATCCGTTACTCATCTTCCATGCAAGCTCTTTTCCGATCTGAAATTCTGGCGGGATAATTTTAGGCACGAAAATAACGTACATATCCATCACTCTGGTATCGTCGAAATACGTATAGAAATCATACTCAGCACCTAATGATGTATGTGTACCAGATGCGCTAATTTTGTTAACTTGGTGACATCTCTGATCTGCATCATGTCTTTCGATGCTGTTTAGCAAATACGCATCAGCTTTAGTGATTCTTTGGTGACTTCTTTCGAACTTAAGAAATTTAACGAGAGCGCCGGTGTCTTCTGACAATTCTATCTCTTTTCTGAGTAATGACCTGGACTGATCAGCTCTCTTCAAGTCAAGCTTTGACTCAGCTTCTCTGTATGCAAACTTGATCTTCTTAAGCTTTAAGTCCATATCTTGAACCTTGCCGCCAGAAGGTGCATCTTTTTTACCATTAACGTCTTTGCGAATATCATCATTAAGGTCTTTCTGAGCCTCAAGCTTAGCCATAATTTCGTCGTGTAGTTCTTTTTTGATAAGATTGGCATTAAATAGTATTTTAGCCATTTCCGGTTTTGTTGCCTTAGCTTTGAAATCAATATCGTTTTCAGCCGCAAGCGCTTTCATGTCGTCTAGTTTCATTTTCCTTCCTTGTCTTTTACTAATTGTTCTATTGTTTTAACCTCTACGCTACCTTCATGCTTATGCTCGCGTCTATCGCGCCATTGGTCGGGTCTTCTGTTTTTAAGCCAGAATATGCCTGCAGTAGTATCAGGGGCTACGTCTTTTTCTTTTTCATCGACACGACTAATCTCTAACTCATCTATTGGAGGCGTTTCTTTTAATGGCTCTACTAGCTCACCGTCGTCGTCATATTCGACATGTTCTGGCTCGTTTTTTCTCTTCTTGGTTTTATAGACAGTCTTCTCGGTGGTCTTGTACCCTAAGGCTCTTTTATAGAGTGCTTTTTCTACTTCATTGTCTGCAATGTCCTTTCCGTTTTTTAAGGAGGCAAGAAACTCTGGGTGTTGGTTTTTCCAGTTGTTAATTGTAGTATCTGACACGCCGAATAATTCACCTAATTCTTTATCAGTAGCGCCTTTCCTGCAGAATACCTCTGCCATTTTACAGTATTCTGGCTTGTATTCCGAGGGTCTTCCGACAGGGTTTTTATCCGACATTAATTCTCTCTTTTGCTATGTTGAAATATTTTTCCTCTTTTTCTATTCCAATAAACTTTCTATTGAGGTTTTTACATGCAGCACCCGTAGAACCGCTTCCCATTGTAAAGTCTAATACCGTCTCGCCTTCAAGTGTATAAGTTTTTATTAAGTATTCAAGCAGTGCGACGGGTTTTTGGGTTGGGTGCTTGCTTGGTAAATCTCTTTTAAAGTCTAGTACGTTGTTTGGGTATCCTGTATGTGTCTGTAGGTAGGTTTTTTTTCTTTGGTTTTTCTGACTTAACGACTCCCCTCTACCTTGCCTTGTTGTTTTATTAATCTCCGTTAGTCCTTGTGGGTAGTAATGGCATTGCTTTGCGTAAAAGACATTTATATCCTCTGTTATATTTAAATGTCTTTTTTTTGCCATTAGCGGATTGTCGTGATTATCTTTCTTCCAAATTAACGGGTATTTAAACATTTTAGGATTACTCATAATTAAATTACTGGTGAACGGTTGCTTGCTGAATAAGCAAATAGCACCATTATCTTTTGTGATTCTCTTCAGTTCATTCCACATAGGCTCGAAAGGTATCACGGTATCCCACTTACAAGTAGTCGTGCCGTATGGCGGATCAGTTAAAACCATGTCGATAGATTTATCTGGGATATTTTTCATTAATTCCAAACAGTCTCCGTGGTGTAAATCTACTTCTTTAGACATGAATCAAAAAGCTCTTTTTCTTTACGTTTATAATTTTCTTCTAGTATGGATATATTATTGTTCATTTTTTCAAGAAGTAAGTCAAATCCGAATAAGAGCCACTCAAAAGTGATCATCTCTACTTGTTTACCTCTGTATTTTGGGTATTGCTCGTCGGTGTACTTTTCTTGCCAGTGTTGATCGTAGAAAACTGCTAAGCATAGCATTGTTTCGTAGAACGTGGTTCTGTGACCTGTTTCGATGTTGTAAATGTGCTTGATTTTAATATTTGTGTGGTGAGCTATTTCTTTGACTGGTATTTCGAGCTCTTTTCTGACAAACCTAAACCTGGAGCCTAGAAAATTACAACCCTTTATAAGATTGTTGCGCTTTCGCGTGACTTCTCTAAGCTCTGCTTTATTCATTAAAAAGTTATTCCGGTTTGGTTATGTGAAAATTATAACCCGAAATAACTCTTTTCGCCCTCTTTTTTCTTTCCGTAACCTGATGCTTTTTTTCTCTTTTGGCTTTTACGACCTGATTTTGCTCTTTCAAGAGGGTTTTTTGACCAACCCATCATTTCGCCGAGGCTTTTCTTTTTCCTGTCTTTTTCCATTACATTCTCTCCATGGCCTTAGATAAATTTTCCGTAATGCTTTTGCTACATATATATTTTACATAGCCTTTGCCATGTTTGTCATAAAAAACAACAGAATTCTCTGTTTTTGAGTGGGCGTCTATTGATAGTATTTGATAATTTTCGCATTTTATTCCATATTCTAGAGCGGCTTCCATGCTCGGGTATTCTATGAGCGATAAATCTCTTCCGGCAATTATTAGCTCTTGGCTTTCTAGAACAATACCTGCACTTGCTTCTGTATTCATGACAATTACAGTTAGGGCGATTAACAATCTTC